AATCTAAAGAAATTGCAAGGGATCATGGTGCCATTATGAAATGGCTCATAAAGTCAAAGATTGAAGAGCGCTTCACTAAAGAAGGCGGTATTTGGACAAAGATTACCAATTCAATACTTGAACGTACTTCAAGGGATAAGGAACTCGTTGTTATCAAGGAACGTGATGATTGGAAACTTTGGGTTGATGGTATGTCTGGCATCAAAAGTAAAGAGGTACTATTGTACAAGGCAGGTTCCGGCACAGCTGCTTCAAGATATTGGACAGACCATATTCTGCCCAATTGTGGAACACCACAGGCAACTATTCTGTACACAAATTCATATTCTCCAGCAAAATGTTCTGAGGATGTGGAAACCTTTATTGAAAACCTTAAAACCTATCACGAGCAGACTTATAGTTTGGTAAATAATGCTATCACTGGTGCAACTGAAATGTTTTCCTTGAGGGCTCCTGCTGACTTACCATTTGGTTTTTTGGGTGTAATTCCTAATCTCAAGAAGAATGGTCAACCTACTCTCTATGATAACCATGAGCTATCAACCATTGATCATTATATTAATGACGGTTCATCCATTTCTAATGCACTAAAAATTGTTGCATAATGAATGATCAATAGTCTTCTAATAGATCATATTAGAAACAATACGCCGGATGATGAGATTGCCGTCTTATTGTCCGGCGGTGTTGATTCACTCTCATGCGCTATCGCTGCACATGATGTTGGTAAAATTGTAAACGCATATTCTTTTCATCTTGACACACATGAGACTTATGATTATCATAAGGCTAAAGAAGTATCAGAGATTATGGGTTGGAGCTTCACAGGGGTTTCAGTTCCCACAAATGATTTAGAAAATGATTGGTTTCGATTAAGAGCTCTTGAGTGTAAGAAAAAGACGCACTACGAATGTGTATGGCCTTTCCTTTATGTGTATCCAAAGATAAAAGAAAAATATGTGTTAACAGGCTGGGGTGCTGACGGTTATCATGGAGTGAGTAAAAAGGCAGTAATGCACTACAAACATCCTAAAGAAAAGTTTGACCAGTTTAGGGACGATTATTTTTTACCAGAAAAAACTGCTGGATTAAAATGGCACTTGACATTAGCAGAAAGCTATGATAAGGTAATGATTAATCCTTTCTTGGATAAGAAAGTAAAGGATTATTTCTATCAGTTTACATGGGATGAATTAAATAAACCACAGCAAAAACAACACATCAGGGAGGCCTTTCCAGAACTCAATAAATTTGGAAAGATTAAACCACATCTAAATTTACAATTGGCCTCTGGGGTAGATAAGGTATTTGAAACACTGCTAAATAATAAGAAGATAAATTTTAGAAATCGCAAAAGAGTGATGGACGTTTGTAGAGATTGGAGCAATGGTATACTCCCCGTATAAATTACAAGATGTATATGATGCATCTGCACAAGAGAAGTTTAAAGTCATATCGACCTTCGCCGGCGGTGGTGGTTCATCCACAGGCTATCGTCTAGCTGGTGGTAAGGTTCTTGTCATCAACGAGTTTGTTGAAGAGGCACAGAAGACCTATGCTGAGAACTATCCAGAAACGGTTATTCTGCCCGGCGATATCAAGGAATTAAATGGTAAGGATTTCCTAGACGCAGCTGGTGTCGGTGTAGGTGAGATTGATATTCTGGATGGTTCACCACCCTGTTCAGCATTCTCTGTTACAGGGAAACTATCTCACAACGTACATGAAGAAGAACACATAGATTTATTTGGTAATGTGACTGTAGAGAAAGTATCTGGCAAACACTCTGATGGCTGGGGACAGACCAAGAACTATTCTGATGGCAAGTCTGTCACCAATATTGAAGACCTGTTCTTTGAGTTTCTACGAGTTGCTGAAGAAATCAAACCAAAAGTTATTATTGCAGAGAATGTCAAGGGACTGACTATTGGTGAGGCCAAGGAGTATTTCAACAAGATACTCAACACATTTGAAAAGGTTGGTTATGAAGTCTGTGCCAAGGTATTAGACAGTCGGTATTATGGCGTATCACAGACAAGGACTAGGGTTATCTTTATTGGTGTGCGTGAAGATGTTGCAGCAAAGACTGGATATAATTTTATGAACATCTCTCAGATTTTCCCTGAGCCAGATAAGGATGTTATTCCTGTTAAGGATGTTATGGTTGGTTTGGAATATGATCCAGAAGAGGTAAAGTATTTGACTGAAAAATTTACCAACACAGCATATTGGAAACAGACGGGTAGTAAGATGCCTATTGATCCTGAGAAAGTTTTGACAGGAATGGATTACCATCCAAAGGGCCATCACTTCAGTCTCAAGAGGGTATCACAGCATACACCTGCTCCTACCATCACAGCGATGGGTTCAGCAGATACAACTGCTGGTGCATTTCACTGGATTGAACCAAGGAAGTTGACTTTAGGCGAATTAAAGCGTATAATGAGCTTACCTGATGATTTCAAGTTAACAGGTAAATGGAATCAGAAGGCAGAACGGTGTGGGAGAATGGTTCCACCCCTGATGATGAAACGAATTGCTTCGGCAGTTTACACTAACGTATTGGAGAAATATAATGGCTGATTTTACATTTGCACATCGGCAAGAAGGATTTGATGAACATATTGATTGGTCAATTCGTGGATATAGAAATTTACTTGGAGATATTGTAAATTTCTCAAGATATTTTGTAGAAGAAAATACAAATGTAGTTGATCTTGGTTGTTCTACAGGTAAGACAACAGAGAGAATGTTGCAATACAATAAAGATCATTGTAAAGATGCCAAATACATTGGGGTTGAAATTGCTGAAGGATTTTTTGGTAATTTAGATGAACGATTAGAAAGATTGGCCAAGCAGGAACCTTGGGCTCAAGTTGAGTTTCGTAAAGAAGATGTTAGAGAGTACGAGTTTGATAATTGTTCTCTTGTTACATCTATTTTTACTTTACAGTTTATGCCAAAGAAAGATCGTAAGGCTGTTATTGAAAAAATTTATGATGGTTTAAATATTGGCGGTGCGTATATATTTGCAGAAAAGATATATACAGAGAACGCATTTATTCAAGATATGTTAACCTTTAATTACTATGATTTTAAAGGTCAGAAATTTAATTATGATGATATTATGGGTAAGGAACAAACTCTTAGACATATGTTAAAACCTAATACATGGAAAGAAATTGAAGACATGTTGATGGATGCTGGATTTAAAAGTGTGCAAGTTTTTTGGCAGAACTTTTTATTCCTTGGCGCTATTGCAATAAAATAAGGAGATATAAAATATATGAATGATTTTTTAAAGAATGTAATTAAGGATGTAGGAAATGAATATGCATCTTTAGTGAGTGATGGAGTTGAGGCTGGAGATGTAGACTCTTTTATTGATACTGGTTCTTACGTTTTCAACGGACTACTATCTGGTTCGCTTTACGGTGGACTGGCTGCTAATAAAATTACTGCTCTCGCGGGAGAGAGTGCAACTGGTAAGACGTACTTTCTCATGGGTATTGTTAAAAACTTCCTTGACAAAGACCCCAATGCTGGTGTCATTTATTTTGAAAGTGAATCTGCAATCACAAAGCAGATGGTAGTGGACAGAGGTATTGATCCAAATCGTATGGTCATTATGCCTGTGACAACCGTACAGGAATTTCGTACACAATCTCTAAAGGTTCTGGACTCATATCTTTTACAGAATGAATCAGACAGAAAACCTTTATTCTTATGTCTTGATTCACTCGGTATGCTTTCTACTACCAAGGAAGTAGAAGATACTGCTGATGGTAAAGAGACAAGAGATATGACGAGAGCACAAGTTCTCAAAGCTGCATTTCGTGTATTGACTTTGAAACTAGGTCGTGCCAAGGTTCCTATGGTTGTTACTAATCATACCTATGATGTTGTTGGTTCTATGTTTCCTCAAAAAGAAATGGGTGGGGGCTCTGGTCTAAAATATGCTGCATCATCTATCATCTATCTATCCAAAAGAAAAGAGAAGGACGGCACAGAAGTTGTTGGTAATATTATTCACTGCAAGAATCATAAATCTCGTTTGACTAAAGAGAACAAGATGGTTGATGTTCGTTTGACATATGACCGTGGCCTTGATCGGTATTATGGATTGTTAGAGCTTGCAGAGAAGCATGGAGTCTTCAAGAAGGTTTCTACACGAATTGAACTTCCTGATG